TCCTCTTCCGAGTAGGTTTGGTAGACGCTGGACTTGGCGAACTTCTCGTAGTAGATGTTCGGATACTTCAGGTCCCTGAGTCTGTAGGCGGTTGCAAGGCCGAAAGAGTTGTTTTCCGGGCAGATCATAGCGCCGCAATACTTCTGACCAAGGTCGATCAGGAGCTCAGCAAACCTGTCTGGTGGAATCTTGCCTTGATACTCAGCAACAACTTCATCTGCCGTGGTGTCAATCACATGGGCAGTTGAGTAGTCATCGGAGTCTCCACGAGCAACGTCAGCAGAGATCACATACTTGTGGTCTGTCTCAGGATACTTCCAAACCCAAATATTTCGGTCGAAACCGAGCTTGGCAATCGGCTCCTGGATGTTGGCCTGGATGTACTCCTGGGAATCTTCCGGGATGTAAGTGTGCCCCGATCCAAGGAAGGAGCAAAGAAGCTCCTGCTGAATACCTCTTGCATCAAGGTTACGACACTGCTCCTTGAACCAGGATTCATCGTGCTCGGGATGGACAGTCCATGGGAGGTTGATCCCATGGAAATCATTCTCCTTCTTCTCCAGGTCACACCCAACCCAGGTCTTGTGGAAGACGTTTCCAACACCCTTTGGGGTGGAAAGGAGGATGATGTTACCTCCAGTGGAGACAGTCGAGTAAAGACCCATCCAAAGGTCGTCAAAACCCTGAATGTGAGCAGCCTCGTCGACAATCAGAAGGGAGATACCTTCACCACGTCCTGCGTCATCTCCGGTGGGGATAGCGGAGATCCTGGAGCCATTGGTGAACTTGATCGACTTGACCGAACGGCTTTCTTCCTTGGTCATTACCAACCAATCAGGAAGGTTGTCGTACATCTTGATGATCTTGCTGAAGAAGTTCTTCGCAACATCGAGCTTGGTTGCAATGACCACGATATTCTTTTCCTTCTGGAAAAGAGCCATCCACAAGCAGTAGCCTGCGCAAATGGTCGAGAGTCCAAGCTGCCTGGACTTCAGAACGATGTTGAAGCGGTGGGATTCGAAGTCACGAACGCAGTCATCCTGGAATGGGTAAGTCGTGAACTTGATCAGACCCCTCTTGGGGTGAGTGATGTATCCGTAACGCTTGAGGAAGTACAAGGGGTCAACACCGCACTTGATAATCTCTTCCTGCTTGAGTTTGCCTTTTGGCGCTGGAATGTTAGAAACTGGCATTTGTTCTTAACTAGCGAAGAACATTTGCCTTTTCCTGGTCATTCAACGGCAAATAGGCAGTTGAGCCTGAAGTAGGCTCTCAGAGTTGGGGTGTACTGAGCGTTGGTCAGATACTCAACCCCCTCTTGGATCGAAGACTCGATGACCTTGAAAGAGACCGTCTTTCCTTCATTTTGCTCGGAAAAACGTTCTTTGAGGTCAGCGACAGCGCCCTTCAATTTCCCGAGAGCTTCGTTCTTGTAGCGCTGCTTGAACTCGTGAGCAGTCTTTGGGTTATTTGGCATGTTGACGATCATGACCAAAGAAGCCTTCATCACCTGCTCGTCGCGCAGTTGGAACTTCACGGACTGTGAAGGGCTCTTGAGCTGAGAGCCTGTGCCCCAGGAGTTGTTCAGGACCTTGCTCAGGGCCATGTACTTGTTGAAGTCTTCTACCATGTTTCCCTATTACTTGAGCTTAAATAGAGAACGTGGGCCGTTTCGACGTTCTTCCATGTATTCTGCCCACTGCTCTGGCTTCAGAAGCGTCTTGTCGCCCTTGCAGACCAAGAAACACTTCTCGCAGCACTGGGCTTTCCTGTAGGCAATAGAGTCGTCTGCGGTCTTCATTGAGACCTCACAGAGAGGGCAGAAGAGGGGAACAACGGTTGCTGCGTCGGATGGTCGGATCACTAGGATCTTTCCATCCAACAGAACCTTCATTTCCCGGTAGGAATCAAATGGAGTCCAGGTCGTCATGCTGGAATGTTAGACCCACCACCAGGGAGTGTCTCGCTTCTTCCATTTGGCGAGAGATCGCTTGGGTCCCATGTAGAGATTACGGTACGCTTGAACAGTATCTCCGGGAACCTTGCACTCATCCGGCATCACCTGGACGAAGTAGGATGGAATTCCGTTTGCGTGGGCCATGCGCTTCCCGCACTCCTCAATGATGGCAACAGAGGAGTGGATCTTCCCATAGCGAAAGGTGTACTCCTCCCCAAGAGCCAAGCCAAAGTGAAAGAGCCACCAGAAGTGAACCGGACTCTCCTTCACCCACAGTGTGCACGGATGTCTCCCGTGGCTATGGCGGTAGGTCTTACCTTCTTGATACTCGACACAGTTCGAGAGCAACTGGGCTGTTTCAACTGTCATTTTAACGACATGGCGGTCAAAGTGATAACTTGCTGCGAGAACTGGGTTGGTATCGAGAAGGAAGATGTTCATGTTGCGCTGGGATTATACCTCAATCCTTGAATCGGAGCCAGAGTTGATGACCTCGACAATCGCGTCAGAAGCCTCTTTGACACGCTGCATGTGCGAGATAACCAGAACGGTCTTGAAGTGATCCTTGAGCCCCTGGAGGAGGCTCAGGCACTTCCCAACGTGCTCTTCGTCAAGGGCATTGAACCCTTCGTCGATGATGAACACGTCGGCCTTGGGGAGATTTGAGAGGTTAACCAAGGCTACCCGGATTGCAATGGAGGCCATCATCTTCTCCATTCCAGAACCGAGCTCAAGGGGTCTCCTGGAATGTCCATCCTCGATCAGGATGTCAAGGGAGTTGGAGCCGGGTTCCGTTTCGAATGTGATTCTGAAGTCCACCAATCCCCCAAGCAGTTGCTCAATTTCTTGATTGATCGCTGGGAGCTGTGTCTTCAGGATGATTGCAGGGATTCCATTCCTATGGAACGCAGCTTGAACAGATTCCAGGACCTTGAGTTCCTTGGCGAGGATTTCTCGCTCTTCCTCGGCCTTTGCTGCATTTTCTTGACGAACCTGAGCTCTTGCAAGGGCTCCAATAGCACTTCCCTTCCTCTGCTCAAGGGTTGTGAGCTTGGCTCTGGTTTCGCGTTGGTTTCGCTCCATTTCCTTGATGGCTTCGATGTTGTAAGCGTCCAGCTCTTTCTGGAGCTCGTCAACCCTGGCTGTCAACATCGCGACGGCTTCCTGAGCAACAGCTTCCAGTTCGTCTAGGGACTGAAGTTTCGACCTCTCCAGTTTGGCATTGGACTCCAAGAGTTGAAGCTTGCTCTTTGCTTGCTCGAACTCCGCTAGTTGCTCGGCGAACCGTTCTGCCTTTTCAACCCGGATAACCTCCATGTGCTCCTTCAAGGAGGTTGCCAGTTCGTTCAGTTTGGCTTGTGTCTCAGCAAGGACTTTCTTGTCGGCATGAGCATCCTTGATGTACCGGCAGTCAGGAAAGGAATCACCACAAGGAACCAACGTGAGTTTCCGCACGTTCTTTTCTTGATTTTCAAGCCTGTCCAGCGCCTCTTTGTGGGAAGAGGAGATAGACGTGAGTTTGGTGGAAAGCTCGGCCAACTTCCGAGCGCCTTCCTTCAGTGCCTCGGGATCGTAGGTCTTGATCTTCCCAGCAAGCTCTGCAATACGCAGCTCAGTTGCCGCCACACTCTGACTCAAGGAAGTACGCTGGGATGCGTACTTCTCAAGCAGTTGCTTCTTGAGCTCAAGTGAAGCCTTTTCTGTTGTCAACATCCGGTTGATCTGGAAGGTGTCGTTGCTGGCAAGCCAAGCTGTTTGGGTAGCACTCAGTGCACGCAATTCAGCCAATTCGGCATCAATTGCCGGAATTGAGTCTTGGAGTTCGGCAATCTCGTTTTCGATTTCCTCAATCTCCTCCGGTTCGAGAGACCGGATAGCAGCCAGCTTTGCTGCCATAGCTGCCGTCTGTTCCTTGGCATAGGAGAAAAGGAGCTCGAAAATCTCCAAGTCAAGAAAGCGGTTGAGAATGGTCTTCCTTGCAGAAGGGCCTTCATCAATGAAAGCCTCCATTCTCCGCTGGGTGGCAACGGAGGTGGAGAGGAAGTCATCAGGGCTCCCCAGGAGCCTCCTGATTGCCTTGTCTGTGTCCTCTCGGCTGATTCCGTTCAGTTCCGTCCTGCCGTCTGTATCAAGGCGATAGAAGGAGAGCTTGGTCTCAGTTTTCTCCGGGTCATACTGTTCCGCTGCCTTCTTTCCTCTCTTTGGGAGCTCAACACGGGAAGAGCTACGTTCGATCACGTAGTCAACCCCATCCACAGCAACCACTGCCCTGGCTTGGCAGGAGTTCTTAGACTGGTTCATGATCAACCCATTCTTGGTCACTCCATCTCGGTCAGAGCCATTGAAGAGTGTGTAGAGCAAAGCTCCAACAAGAGAGCTCTTGCCCGTCTTGTTCTTACCAAAGACGCCAACAACTCCATTGAGAGCACTGAAGTCCAGTTTGTTCCCTGGGCCATAGCGGTAAAGGTTGTCGAACTCGATGCTCTTCAGGCTCCAAGAAACATCCCTCGTGGTTTCCGCTTCAACTTCCTTTGCTCTTTCCAGGAGCTTCTCAATCAAGGAGACGCCAAGGTCAACCTGATTTGGAGTGAGAGGGAACTTCTTGGTATTTCCCTCAAGGAATTGAAGGTAGAGGGAGCGCATGACTTCCTTGTTGTTTCTCAAGGAAGTCTTCTTGACGATTGTCCCGCCAGCTTCAACGGAGTCGTACTGGTTCTTCAAGAGAGAGTGGTAGGAGACACTCTCCACCCCGTAGCCCTCAATCAGAGAACCCTCAAGCTCCCGCTTCTGAGCAGAAGAAAGCAGGGTGTTGTGCTCAACCAAAACTCTGGTGCCCTTTGCCAGCTTGCCCCTGGTGTTCAGGAGAAAGGAGATGGTTTCTTGGGTTGTTCCCTGCCACATTGTGGTGATGAACGGTTGAAAGTTTGGAACTTCCACAAACTCAACGTCCCAATCGTCCTTGGCGCGGATATCCCAAAGAAGAAAGCCCTTGACCTCATCCTCCCCGAAGTTCTGTTGAATCAGAGAACCTGGGTAGGCCACATAGGGCTTCAACACGCCATTTCGATCTGGTCTCTCAGCAAGGAACTGGCGCTTGTGAATGTCCCCCAGGAATACGAAGTCGTAGCCGTCGAACATCGAGAGCTGGACCTCGGCCTTGGCATCGGGCATAACCCAACCATTATCCATAGTGGAGCCACCAACAGAGCCGTGGAATCCAGCGATGTTGATAGCTCCATCAACTGAGCAAACCTTGTTCCACCCGGTTTTGTCAAAACAGGAGAACACGCAAAGACAAACTTCAGTGGAATTGATGTCTGCAATGTCCACTTCGGTGGAGTTCTTGTAGAGCTGCACCCTGTCATAGTCCATCGCCTTGATAATAGGCGAAATGGCATCTTCCCTGCTTTCATTAGCGAGGTTGCCATCATGGTTGCCCAGGATTACATTCGTTGGAGCAATATCTCCAAAAGACTTGAACATCCACGCGAGCTTGTCGATCACCTCCGGGGAGATGCCAGCCGTTTTGGTGTGGAAGTAATCTCCCCCAAGGAAGATTGCATCAGGGCGCAATTCACGGAGCTTGGCAAATAGAAACTCAAAGGCCCGTGTGTACTCCTCGTGCCTTGAGAGTCCTCTCCAGTGAATGTCGGAAATGTGAGCAATTTTCATGGTTTACTTCTTGTTCGAAGAAGAGAGTATACCACGATCCTAGCTGAGTTTATCCGCGCTCAAGGAAAGGAACCAGGATTCGAGGAGAGGCAATCGCGGTGTTGCTGATTGTGGTCATCCCACCACCAATGTCAAAGCGTCTTGTCTGCTCGTGACCGAAGTAGGAACAGGAGTGAGTCTCCATCCACCCGTAGGTCTCGGTGAGCACCTCAACATCCTTCTTTTCAAGGTGATAGCCCTCGTCCTTCTCCGTAACGTCCACAATCCGATAGGTGACGTTGTGTCCATTGAGGAAGTTCGTAACGATCCGAAGACTAAGGTCGAAGAACTCCATTGCTCTGTCTTCCGGCACAAAGAGGAATTGCTCCATCTTTGTGAACTCACGAAGACGCAGCAAGCCTTGGTAGGGCTTGGTTTCGTTCCTGAAACACTGGTTCTTGGCATAGAACTTGCTGGGCTTGCTCACCGTCTTCCCGGTGAACATCTCAAGGATTCCCTGCTCGGCAGAACCGGCGAGAGCCATGTCCTCGCTGATCCTGAAGACCTTCTCCCAAGGGACTGTACCCTGACGCTCGTATGTCTCCTTTGTCACAATTGACGGGACAGAAAGGAGTTGGAATCCGTTGAGTTGCAGGATCGTTTCCATGTCACGAAAGAGGTCTGCTTCCAGCATGGAAACCTTGTGATCTGGAAAGAAAACTCCGTTCTTTGCGTACTTGTCAAGATCAACCATCTCTTGCCACCTCGCTCCTGAGCTTAGAGAACTTCACAAGCTCGTCCAGGCTCATCCCGTGTTTGGCGGCAACAAGGCCGCAAGCACCAATGATGTCGGAGAGCTCAAAGAGAAGCATCAAGACCTGACCCTGCTCTTCGGCATCCAGGGCCTCCAAATACTCCTCGTAAATCTTGGACAACTCTCCGAGTTCGCCCTTCTCAATTTTGCGTGTATGCCATTTCGACATTATTCCCTCAGTTTCATCTGGAAGAAGTCTTCCATCGTCATGAGCTTCGCACGTTCTGCATACTGGGTAAACTCCCCCTTCTTCAATTCACCCACATCTTTGATCCCTGGGGGCAGCTCCAGGAACCTAACAGTGACACCGTACTCAAGGAGGGCTTTGGCGATCTTCAAAGCCTTGTTCCTGGCATCAGGATCAAGAGCAAGGAGTACCGGCGTTTGGTGAGTGACAATCTCCTGGAAGAGCTTATAGGAGGGATCAAAGCTGGAGCCAAGAATGCAACTTGCGTTATCGTTGCACTTCATCAAGTCAAATACACCTTCGACGAGGGTGAGCTCCTTGGTCCAGTCAATGTTGAGCTCGTTGAAAACCAACTCCTCCCGCTTCATGGTGGGATTAGAGTATGGAGCTCCCTTCCAGTCCGGCAAGAAGGCACGGGCGCTAAAGAAATTCAGCTTCCCATTGACATCAAAGGAGGGAACAATGACCCGAAAACGGTAATCTTGCTCCCCCTTCTCAGTTGGGGCTTCCGTTGTAATTCCCATCTTCCAGCGCCACAGGTCTGCTTCGTCCAAACCTCTTCTTCGGAGGTAGTCGATCGCCTTCTTGGCTCTCCAATCCTTGCCGTTAGCAGCAAGGAGCTTGAACCCCCTGGGAAGTGTCAGGCTGGGAGTTAGCTCCTTGGGGGCTTCTTTCTTGCCTTCCGCCAAAAGGCGGAATTGGTCAATGAAGATGCACCTTTGGGAGCGGTCACGGATCTTGAACTTCTTCTTGTACTCTTGAAGGAAGAAGGGGTGGTAGGTGGCAAGGAGATTGGAGAGGTTGGTCGACCTGTAGCCACACACCCAGCAGTGGGTGAGGAAGTCATCGGTACGGATGACAAGCTTCCTCTTTTGGAGGTTATCCTTTAGCTCAGCACAAACAGGGCAGACAACGGAGATGTTCAAGCCGCCATTTGACAGAGAACCTGGGCCAAATGCGCGTTCAATGAATTCAATTACTTCACCCTGAGATGCCATGCACCCTAGCCTACAGCAAGTTGCCCGCCACGACAAATCACCCAAGCATCAATTTCGTCGGCTGCTCCTGCCACGGGCACTCTTGTCCCCTTTTTCTTTCCCTTCTTGACCTCCCTGGTTTCAAATGGGAGATGCGGGTAGCAAAGGAGGACGAACTCCCTGACCTTCTCTTTCACTGGGCGCTTGACTGAGCGGTTGTCCTTGTATCCGATCTTAGAGCGAGCTGAGGTGACGTTTACGTCGTGGACAGGCACCGCAAAGTGCTTATGGCTGAGATAGCTGACCAGGACGTTCATCTTTGCCAAGGTGAACAGAGTATCGGCTGAGGAGAAACCAGCAGAGAAGCCTTTGGCATTGGCTTCCACAAAGATACGCCGGACCTTGACGTTCTTCGGAAGTGTTTCCTTCATCCACTCCAGGACGGCATCTGCCTTCTGGAAAAGGTTGGTATACTTCTTGGAAGTCAAGGGAACGTGTCCCATGAAGACCATCTCTCCAGAGGTGTCAAGAAGGGCTACGCCAGTAATCGAGGTGGAGATATCCAACCCAAGGTCTACAATCGTTTCTTGGCCTTCCTGGGTGCCTTTGTCGACGCTTTTTTCACCACCCTCCGCCGCCTTGGTTTCCGTGGCTTCGGTGGGTCGTTCGCATGATTCAGCTTCTTCAGCGCCATGATGATCGTGTTCGTCCAGAACTCGTACGCGATGTTTTGCTTTTTTGCCCATTCTTCTGCCGCTTTCGCCTTCTTTAGTACCTTGGGGTCGGCCAATTTGTCTCGGCGCTTGACCTCAATCAGCTTTTTTGTCCCATCCTTGTAGGTCACCAAGAAGTCGGGGTAGTAGGTGCGGATCTTGCCTGTGCGGACATTTGAGACGTATGGGATGGTTACACACTCGTATCCGTACTCAACGACGTTGGGGTCATTATCCAAGAAGATGCAGACCTCCTTCTCCCACCCCGAACGATATTCGATCAAGGTGGCACACTTTGGGCTCTTGTGGGTGCCGGTCTTGTACTTCTTCTTGCGCTTGCGCTTCTTCTTTGGTGGGATTGGCATGGCTTGAGTATGGCACCTATTTCCGGTAAAGGAAAATGAGAGCTCTTCTCACAGTGGAGGATAACCAAGAAGAGAGAAGAAGGGGGGTAATAGTTAGAACAGAAATGAAGACGACCAAAAAGCAACTGGCAACCTTGATTCACGAAGCCGTGAAGCGTACACTCCACGAGATGATTGCCGGAAAAGGCTTTTCCAGCGTTACCATGCACGGCCTTGAGGTTGGACCTGTTCAAGTGTCCGCAAGGGTCATCCCAGGTAGACCAGCTACCCGCATGTCTCCAGAGGAACCATCTGAAGTCGAGATTGATGAGTTCTCTCTCCAGGGAGAAGTGCTATCCGTGGATGAACTTATTGCCAGGGAGAACCAAATCCGCATGGAGCTCGGCGAACCACCTTTGAGCCAAGAGGAATTGATCCAAAAGGCAGAGGTGGCGGTTGCCGAGGATGATGTGATGCGTGGAGATTCCTTCCAGGACGATGATCTTTACGATCTCTTCTCGGGGAAGTAACTCAGAGCCAACCTTCATTCTTGCCATTGAAGAACTTGTTGGCAAGTTTATCAAGCTTTTCAATGGGGTTGGAGTTTGGCAACTCAGATTCGACAGTTTTCAGGAACTCATTGCTTCGCTGGATAAGTCTTCCAGTGTCAATTGGCTGGTTGAGCACATATCTGTAGTTCAGGTATGTTTCTTGGCGCTCGGGAAAGATACAGTCATAGTTGTCTGGGTTGATGGGAAAGAACGAGAACTCGCTCTTGCGGAAACCGCCGATGTGCTTCCAAATCTTCCTGGCAGAGTTGGACACGGTGTCTCTGTCAGAAATCAATCCAGCTTTGCCGACACTAGAAAAAGCAATGTCGTACATTAGCGGGCCAAAACCCTTCTGTGCTGCGACAGTGTTCACTACCCATGCACCATCACACTTTGTTCGATGGGAAATGTCAATTACTCCCACAATCAACTTGCCGGGGTTTAGATGCAACCTTTTCTCATACGCAGGGTCTTCTAGAGCTCGTTGAAGCTCCCCTGGGTTGTAAAGGATAAAAGATCGCGAGCTGCCTTTGTCGGAAACATAGAGAGCCATTCCGCTTTGGGCTGCTTGGTCAACACCCGTGGCGATTTCACTAATGGTTTGGTTGACGACCTGTTCAATGAACAGAATTAGCTCATTACGTTTCACATGCGTAAATAGTGCAGTTTCTTACAGCAAGATGCCCAATTGTTTCAGTTGCTCTTTTGACAGAAGTCGATATAGAGCCACGCTGTTGTCAAAGCACCATGTCTTGGCCGCAATCTGTTTAATCTCGGTCTTAGTGTTATTTGAGAACGCAGCGGGTTTTAGCTCCCAGAGTTCTTTGCGAGCATCTGTAAAGGTAACCAGGAAGTCGGGGACATAGTGCCGCTTTTGTTTGACACCTGATAGCTCCAAGATCCAATAGGGAATTCTCAAAGACTCATAGCTGTACGTTTGCACATCTGGGTTGGCGTCCAACCACTTCATCGTGGCCAACTCCCATGACGAGCGATATGTCATTTCGATGCCAGTTTTGGAAGACGTGTAAGTGCCGTGTTTGTGGCCATTTTTGCCATACTGCTTTCTACGACCTTCAACAAAGGCCAACGAATGCTTTTCAGACATTGATGCTTTGGCATCATCCGTGTGATGCTTGCCGTACATTGGATTATTGCTACCTTTGGAACGACCAGAAGATGTTTGCTCCAGTGACATCTTCGCCTTTGACTCTTCAGTGTGCCTTCGGCCAAGGAATGGATGAGACTGTGTCTTGTACCTCTCTTTAGTTTCTTTTCCAATTTTAGCTTTGACTTCATCAGTCATCTCAATATTCATTGGCACGATGCCTGTCGAGATGCCACGACCATAGCACTTCTTGGAACAAAAGCGGTGTGAAGCATTCGGGTTGGTTGACCTCCACTTTTGAAAACCATTCCCGCAAGTTTCGCATATTAGCGCAATCTTTGTGTTGGCAGGCTTAAAACTACCTGTCATGTTACGACGGTGTTCGTAACAACAGGCGATTTTACAGTAATGCAATTCTCTCAAGAGCATCTTAGCATCGAGCTTTGCGCCCGATTTGATGAATTGCTTGTTGCAGTTATTGCATTGAAATGTAACGGATCGAGGCGAAGTCTGATTGTCCGATAGTATGGTCATACGAGTAAGTATACTGCCAAACAATCATTAGGTTAAATCAAAAATCCATCCTGACCTTGAAGAGGAACTTGTCGCTGGTTCTGGCGACAATTGGCTGAGCAAGGGAGGTCCTGGTGATCACGTTGAGGTTGTCGTCATGCAGGTTGATTCCTGTGATGTAGACAAACCTCTGATCGGTGTCATTGGCATTATCCGAAGCAGAAACCGGCATGTAGTTCGGGTTGCTGGAAGACGTTGCCATCATTGACCTCTTTGCAAGGTTGAAGGTCAAGATGTGAGTGTTTTGTTCGCCCTGGAATGTAGCTTCGAATTGGTCTTTGCCAAAGAAGTAGAGAGCTGGGTGCTTCAGAACCACGATACCTTCGTTGTAGAAGATATTCCCCAGGCTTGCCCAATCTGGAGATGAGCCAGAGGTGTTCGAACGATAGAGGTTACCTTCACCATCATCGCGAATAGTGAACTCCATCTTCCCGTAGGAGCCAGAGAAGCTGGTATCTCTGAGCACAAAGGACCCAGGTTGGATCTTCTGGCCGTAGTAGAGGTTGGAGATGTCAAAGAAGACAACTTGGTTCGAGCTATTGTCTCCCGTCCTCTGAAGGATCGTGTACCTGCCAGCAGTGCTTGGTCTCAAGCTTAGGTCCTCTGGACTAACACCATTCATGGTGTCTAGCATGGAGCCAGTTGAAGTTTGGCCTTGGGCTTGGAAGAGTCCGATTGGCAGATAATCCCTCAAGGTTACAAACCCAGGAGATACCGACCCAAGGTCATTCACGAATTGCGTTGAAGCAACCTTGTACGGAGCTTGAAAGCTCTGTGTCACAGAAAAAGGACTTCCCGACACAGCGTAGTCTGCTGGCCCCGGAATCATGAAACTGAAGTTCGGATAGAAGTTGCCGTTGTCGTTCGGCAAAATGGTCATTTGGCGCTTCAGGTTGGACCCCGTTGCATATAGGAAGTCATTGAAGCTGGTTGGAGTTGTTGCCGAAGCTGTGAGGACGGAAGCCGTGAGGTGGAACAAACGAGCGTACTTGCCTGTTGCAAAGTCCCGCACATAGTTCTCCAGGTTCAGGTAGTGTCCATACCCTCCAAAGGATACATCGACGTTGATTGGAGCCTTTGTGGTTCCATCTCTTTCGTAGAATGGAGTTGTGATCACTCCACCATGGGTAGAGTAGAAGCTCCTATAAGGCGATTCCGTCGTGTAGAATGGAGGAAGGTAGAACTTCAAGGAGTCGTGGAGCAAGGCGCTTCCTGACGCCGGTCCGTTCGTTTGAAGGGTGGTAATCTCGTCGTCGCTCAGGTAGCGGCTGTAGAGCTTGAGCTCGTGCACCTCGGCGTTCAGAGGGTGGTCCAGGGATGTGGTTGCAGGTTGCTGACCTGTTCCTCCAATGAGCTGTGTGAGCCCATCCCTGGATGCCACTTCGGCTGTGAAGAAGTATTCTGGGTTCTTTCCAGCAAAGAAGTTACCAACGAACAGGCAGTTCTCAGAAAACCTATCCGCAAGGCTGGATGAAGGAATGACAAAGGTTCCCGCTGTTGTCCCGTCGATAACGAAGGAGCCGGAACCATTGTTGTAGGATTGACCTCCCCAACGGACGGTAACGTGATGCCACGTATTCCGTGTAAGGGAATTGTCGTCGGAGAAGAAGATCAAATCACTTGGGAAAGCTCCCGCTGCCGCCACGCTTGGGGACACCTCAGCGCTGTGGCTGAGTTGCAAGACGAGCTTGAACCCATCCACCTTGCCGTTGATGTCCCTGGAAGAGCCAGAAGCCAGGGAGATGGCAAAAGAGGAAGAGCGGTGCAGGATCGTACCCGTTTTAAACCCAGCACCCTCGTAGTCGTTGGTGTATCTTGGGTTAATCCAGAAGTCCAGGGAGAATGCCCCAGTAACGGCGTACTGCTTCGAGTTATCTGCGTAGATAAGAGCAGTGTCACTTGGAAGACCGGAGCCAGTCACGAAGTTCAGGCTGTTGTAGTTTGCGAAAGCAAAGTGAGCTTCGGGGTAGACTGTCCTGTAGTAGGGCATCAGGTTGTTCATCACAACCTTTTTCCTCGTGCTGTTCGAGCTAAACTGCGCTGACGGTGTAAACCGGATGATTTCTACGGTCTGCTGCTTCCTGGAGGAGACGGACTGCGAGTTCACCAACTGGAGGTAGGTGCTCAACATTCCCGACTTGTTGGAAGCAGTTGAATCGACAATTGCTTGCCTGACAACGTCTAGGTCCTGATCCGCAAAGGAACCAGTGAAAATGGAAAGAGGATGAACCTCCTTCTCGTAGGAAGACCTACGAGCGAAGACGTTGAGTGTGCCGCTTACAACTCCCTGGGAGCTCGAAAAGAACGTTCTTGGCGGGTGGGTTGTGAGGGTGAAAACTTCAATGTCGTCTGGGTTGATCCTCTGGACCATTTTTCCTCGCTGTCAGAAGTCGAGTCTGACCTTGAGGGTCATGTCCCGCTCGTCATCCTTGAGAACCGGGCGAGAAAGCTTGGCAACAGCCAGAAGGTTGTCCAAGGCATCGTAGAGACCAACCGTTGTCACAAAGGTGAATGCACGCTGGTTCTCTTCTTGACCTTCGTCGATAACCTGGATTCTACCATCGGAGTCGACGTACGTTGGGTTGGACGAGTAATTGAACTCATCGGCTCCCAGGCGACAGAAGAACAAGGTGCTGTTGATGTTCGTGATGTTCTGGAAGCTGATTGCCGTCCCTGTGCTGCCAGAAAATCTCGTTGTTGCGATGTGATCAAGCACATCGTCCATCGAGGCCGAAGCAAGGAACTGGTTGAACGATCCCGTGAAACCAACTGTTCCTGCGGTGCTGATCGCGTCAATTGTTCCGGTCAAGTATGTTGTGGCTGTACTCTGAGCACAGAAGACCTTGGACATATCGAGAACAGCAACGCCCCTGTCAAGGTAGAGCATTCCAACCTGCTGGGTTGGATTAGAGCTGACCACAATTGCAGATACCTGCCCGCCGAAACTCAACTCCTTGTTGACCGAGGAGCTCAAGTCAGAGAAGATGACTCCGCTGACTGCTGTGGAGCCGAGCTGGTTGCTGGAAGCCGTTTGGTAGAGTTGGATGGCAAAGGTCTCGCGCTTGATCTGATCCCTATGGAAAAGACGCTTGAAACAAATGAACAGCGGCTCGTTGATCGTTGTGGGTGTAGAGCCAGAGGTAAAGGAGAACTGACTTTCCGCATCACCCAGGAGCGAGCTGGCGAACTGGCGGTACATCATCATCTTCTCCCGCATCATCAAGGACTGCGATGGGAAGGTGTACTTGCCATTGGAATCGACCGTGGGACTTGCGCCAGAAACAACGGACGAACTGACATGGAGTCCGAATGTCATGTCAAAGACTGCGTTTGCTGTCTGGAGGGTGAAATCCTGATCGTAAACCGTCTGGAAGAGCGAGCTGGACACACCTGGGCCAAGTCCTCCGGTCACGTAAACGACTTCTCTCTTTCGGGTAGCTGACCCGGAGATGTCTTCCTGAACAATGTCCACAAGCTGTGAAAGGAAGCTCTTGGAGTTCTTGATGTCAGAAGCGTCAAATTCCTTGAATGTTGCCATCTTTAAGCCCTTTTCAGCTCAATTTGTTTACCTGGACTTCGAATTCCAGAACGGCTCCCGATTGGATGCCGGAAACACGAACGAATGTGGAAATCAAGTTCTTGTTGTACTTGGCTCCGTACACCTGGAACTGCGATTCCGTGATTGCCTTCACCCCAATGGAGAAAGTAACCTGAGAACCACCCACAGAGGTCTCTGCTGCATCCCTGGAGATGATGTAAGTTGCTCTTTGCTGCACATCCACATTGTCTGGAGCACGGGAAAGAACCTGGAGGAACCTATTGTCCAGCTCCAGGACAAATGCTTGGTCCCTGAGCTCCACGTCAATCGTGGTTTCGCCGCCACCAATCGTTTGTTGGATGGCGAGTTGACGGGTACGGGTCGTTGTGGTACCAATAGAGACGACGTTGGTGGTGCTATTCACCCCAATGCCAGCAAGAGCAAGACTTGGGAGGCGAACCAGGTTTGGGTTCGACAAGGAAACGCAGCGATTCTTCAAAGCAAACGCCCCATTTGTCAGGGCTTCAAAGACCGGCGTGTTCTTTTCGATCTTTTCCTTGCCAACTGTACGGCCAAACTGCTTGATGATGGTGTAGTCGATCTCGTCGTCGCCAACCGCAAACTTCACGATGGAAAAGCTGCCATCATTCCTGGAGATGAACGCACGCCCTGTGTCTGTCAGCGCAGCGTCCAGGATAATGTTGTTTGTGCTTTGCTGTAGGAATCCCACTGCTTACCTCTATTCTGAGCTAACTAGAGCCGCCCGGTATTTTTGGCTCCTGGAATGGCGGAGTTGATTTTGGTGTCAGGGCTTGTTTTCCTGGAATCCTCGATCGTTACATCGACCGTTTGCTGAGATTGCAGGTCAATGTTGATCAACTGAATTCTATAAAGCCCATTTTGGCGATCGGTCTTCAATAGACCAAGGTCTGTTCCATCGCCTTTTACGAGCTTCAGGTATTCCGGGTTAAACACCACCCGCATAGTAGTGTGGCCCGAATCCTTCATTGTATCCACGAAGGTATCTGCGTTCAGATACGCATTTGGGTACTGTTTTGGGGCTCCAGAGATGGAAATGAGCTTCTTGACAAGCTTGTTGGCGAACTTGTCAAAGGACACCTGGAGTTGCATCGAATAGTTGGAGGTCAGTCCATGGGCATCTACCGCTGCTACAGCGTAGATGTAGTTGGACTCCTTGCTAAACTCCCTGTCAAGAAACACCCCAACGAAGCTTGGTGTCTTCACAACCAGTTCCGGCAGTGGATACTCGGCAAGGGGGACGATCGTGTTGGTGTCGTTGAAGTCCCACATCTTGATCAACTGGAAAGGATCGGAAATGCTCCTTCGCCTGAAGAGTTGGATGTACTTGATGTCCTGCTGGGAATTTGGCGGCAAGTTCCAGGTGCATCTCAATGCCCTCTCGCCAAAATCCCAGGCAAGGTTGAAGTCTGCTGGCGGTGGGGGAGGGATCATCTCTACTGTCTGGACTTCAACCTCGGCAGTGAGCTTAGATCCAACCAAGAAGGATACCAGCAAGTTCTGGCTCGTGGACTCTTCTGTCGACCGAGCTTCTACCAGGAACGCAGCCCTGATCTTGTAGAAGTACGATGACCCATAACGAATCTTTCCGTCGTAAGTTACTGAAATCCTTGGATCTTCAACCACGATAGGATCGTAGACCTGCTCTGTTCCATCAGACTTGACTTCTCGTTTCTCGATGATGTACCCAATGCTTTGGGCAACAGGTTGGTACCCGTTGGTATCGAGAGGTCGGACACCGACGTAAGAGAGGACCTCGAACTCGAAGTCGTTCGGGCTAAAGATATTGGAATTTGCACTGGCAACAGCAACATCTTGAATTTGCTGCATCTTCTTCAAGAACTCCGAAGCTCCCAGTTCATCTGCAAAGACACCAACGGAGTCTGTTCTGGCAGAGGTAATCATTGGAACCAAGAGCCTGTTGCTCACCCTCGTGCTCAGGGAAACCTCCTTGATCCTTCCCAGGATGCTATTGCTTGCTTGTCCCTTGGATTGGAAAAGGACACCTTGCCTGGAAAGATCGGAGATGATCTCTGCGAGGAAGGATGCCGAGACCTGATCGCTTGTGCTACGATTCAACAAGGCAATGAGTTCATTGGCTGACTGCGTTGTCTCGAATTCCGGGAGTTGCTTGGCAAGCTGATCGGCAAAGAACTTCAACTTCAAGTCCAAGCCGCTATCCTGCAACTCCAGGGTCGTGTAGTCTGCGTTGGTAAAGGTTTCCTCGCTGTGTAGCTTTCCAAGGTTGGCTTGAATTGAAACACGGGGGCGAATATCTGGGTTGAGAACCACAGGCTTCCAAACAAGCTTCACGAGCCTTGGAAGCCGTCTTGTCTTCTCGACGAACGAGGCATCGAACGACTCGGAAGGAAGCTGCTTGAGGGCTGCCTGAGACGATCCAAGGCCGTTCTCAAACTCGTCCTTCGTCCAATAGTTGTAGATGAACTTGGCTGAAAAGCTCTCGACATCTGGAACGTCGAGGATCGCTGCGTTCTTTGATGGAATGGACTCGATCATGGTTGCACCAGTTCAATTGTGACGAAAAAGTCCTCAAAGACCACGTCTTGGTTGGTTCTTGGCGTCATTTTGTAGATACCCGAAGCCAATGCCTGTTTGTCAAGCTTGTCTCTAAGGAATCCCTTCTCCAGGAATTCCCTTCCGCTCTCGTCTGCGGTGGTTGCATCGTAGTCAATCTCAAAGCTGTCAACGTCCAATGGCAGGGTGAAAGTGCGCTCAAACAACTTTGGGGAAAGTAGAGTAGCTGTGACGTTTTCAACCTTCAAAGCCACATTTCCGTAGGTGAGCAAGCGAAGGATGTCCTTGGTTGGTTGGTCGACAACTGGACTGAGGAGCATCTCCTCAATGGGAATGTCGGGTAGAGGTTGCAGGGACGGATTCCTTCTGATTTCTTCCGTCCTTTGAGCAAGGATGTACTTTCTCACCAACTCCGAGAATCTTGGTGTCAAGTCAATCCCACCTCCCCTTGACAAGGTTTGATAGGTCGGACTCGTCATGTCCACGAAGGTTGATTCCGTGGTCTTGATGGAGGTAAGGAACTGCACGTACGAAGCCATGAGATCGCTTACAACGTGATTCTCAACAATCTGGCGACGCTGGGTGACATCCAGGAAAGAGTAACCCTCGCTCTCCACCACATTCTCCATGGTAACTGGTGTGGGTTTGGAGATGCTCTGGTAATCAAGCAACGACACCTTCTTGAGGATGGTGTCGAAGTTGTCCGAAGCTTGAATCCCGAGGTTGGAATAGCCGTTAGAGAAAAGGGAGAGGTCAAAGAGGAATCTCTTGGGCTTGAAGATAAGCTGAGGGTATTCCAGGCTTCTCTTGTAGACCTTAACAGCTACCACATCGTACTCCTTACTATTCTGGAAGGTTGCCGACTCGATAGCATTCCCGTTCAATCTCTCGGCCAAGTTCTTGCTAAAGGTCGATGGGATTCCCACTGTCAAAAGACGATAGCGGAGCCCAGCATCACTTGTCTCCCTGAACTCTTTTTTGCTCAACAAGGAGAGAATGGCATTTCTCACGCTCTGGTCTGTTGGGGAGGCAGGAATGAATTGGAGTTGCTGGGTGTTGGCCGTCAACTTGCTCACAAGCTCATCGCGCTCCTTTACCAAGAGACGAACCTGAGAGGGCGTTAGGTTGTTTGTGATGTCAGCAATGTCCGTTGCCCCGGTGCTGGTCACGCTCGCAAGCGTTTGTGGTGTGAAATAGTTGTTTGCCACATCCAGGGCACCACGAAGCCTCTTCTTGATGGTCAAGAAAATGTGGAAAGCACAAGCAACCGCAAAATCCTCTTGGAAGAGCTTGAAGCTGATCGAGTTGAGGCTTTGATCGAAGGCCAGGGCATCAAGGAGGTCATTCCTGTTGGAGCTCCCATTAACTCCTCTGAGAGCCAGGGAAGCAGCGTCAGTGAATCTCGATCCAGCGGTTGCATGAAGCCCAACCAGGAGCGGAGAGTTGGCAAGGATGCCATTTTGTACGCTTGCAATGCTCTGTCCTGTTGCATTGGCAACTTGTTGAGCTGCCCCAACAACGTTCTCTGCTGCCGTGGCACTGTGATTTCTGGCAAACCTTTGGGAGATTGCTTTCTTTGATGGTGCAATTGGGTTGGATGTTGCAGGAAGGATTGGGAGTGGAAGCTCCGGCTCCGCAAGCAAGGCTTCAATTGCTGAAGCAGAACGTGCACAGAAAGCTGAGTCAACAACCATGTCTGGGAAGTTCACACCCGCAACAGAAGACTGGAACTCAACCCTGGAGTACCTCGTAACCAGTTGAAGGAATGCCTCAAAGGCCATCAACACGAGGGTTGTAACCGAGAAGGAATTGAATCTTGTTCTCTTGAGGCTGTCGAGGAGGTTGGAGGTCTCATTTCCAAGAGCGTTCTCCAGGGCCGTGAAAAACCCTACGAAGCCCTTGGTGAGCTCGCTGACTTCCATGGCATTTGGAATGCCGTAGACTGTATCCACGTCAAACCCAACCACCACCTGACCGGTGGTAGGATCTGTCCTGCGCTCTCGTGCCTGAGCTGGGTTGATATTCTCAAGCTGGGTGATGAGCTGGGAAACCTTCCTCTGGATAGCAGTTCCAAGGGCTGTCCTGTGGAAGGACACTTCGCTTCGGTTCTTGAGGTTTGGAGCCTGCGCTTCCTCAGAGAGGACAACCCCATTCAGGTTTCGGATGTCACCTCCCAGGTCCGCAATGATTCCATCACAGAACCACTTCGGTGCTTGATCCTGAAGGATTGAAAGCAGGAAATATTGGAAGAGAAGGGACTTCAAGGTCGAGTCCGACGATGCAAGTCTGACAATGGCTGTCATTGCGGCATCGGAAACCCTGATTCCGTAGTTTCCTGTGCCAGTTGAATTGCCAGTAAGATTCGAACGCAGGCCGCTCAGACCACGAATAGCGGCGGACATGAGTTTCTTGAACACCCCGACAGAGCTCAGAGGAGAAGGGGTATCTCCGAAGTCAAATACGTTGTTCACGACAACAGCAGAGTTGTCGACTGTATCAGAATACTGCTCAACGTAGGTTCGGAGAGGCTGAAGGTTGAAGGACGAAAGGGAGTCGACTTTCAAGATCGAGTCAACAAAGAAGGTAGACCCTGGGATGTAGACCTTCTGTGTGGCGGCGTTGAAGTCGATGTACTTCGTTTCGAATGGCAGAACAGCGCTCCCAGGTGTGTCGTTCACGACCGTAAGGGAAGCAAGGGAATTTGGCCCTGTTACTGGCTCAAAGATCGTAGATCCAACTCCACCAAGGATATTGTCGAAGGGCGATCCATCGGTGGTCGTGGCACCGAACTTCTGACGGAGGATATTGGTTACGGTGGAACGTCCCAAGCCTCTAGAAACCCTGAGCTCCTTGGAAAGAAGAGCAAGGAGGACCTTGATCCTATCATCTGGGGTTTGAGGCAAGGCGCTGTTGAACCTTCCAAAGAAGGAAGGATCTGTAGCGTTCACTGCCGGTCCGAAAGACCTGATTGTGTCGCAGGTGAAAGAGAAGCCGTTCCTGGTGTTGTACGACTTGTCGATTGCCACAGGGCTCAAGGATGCTGCACCATTCTCGGTCCTATCTGGGTCTGTGAGGTTCAGAAGGTTCATGGAATAGCCTTCTGCCATCGACCTAGTGTCGAACACGAGTTGCTGTAGAACCTTGGTCCCGGAGAACCTGTTGAATGCTTCCTTCGAGAAGAGCATGAAGACCTGGAAGAAGTCCTGGAGCGTCTTGAAGTTCTTCAGATCGAAGTTGGAGCTGGGAATGGACTTTACATCGAATCCATTCTTCACCGTCTCCACGGTGATCAATGAATTCCTGTAGAACTCCGCTGCCGCGTTTACCCTGTTGAAGCTCTCAGCGAACTCAGTTTGGATGTTCTGAAGCTCCCTGTTCTCGTCAGAGCGCTGAATAGCATCCATAAGCTGAAAGAGGGTTTGCTCTCTCAGATGACGAGTTTGGTATTGCATCTCCATGAAAAGGCCATTCTTGTTCATGGAACGTGTGTCACCTGCGTAAACAGGAAAGAAGTCCATCAAGGCAATAATCTCGGGGCGAAGCCTGCTAATCCCGTTTGGGTCAGCAGGTTCCAGGTTTCCGTTTTGAACGGTGAGATTGGCAAGGGAAAGCGTTTCCTGGTTTGGACGGCGTTGGGGTGCGATGACCGGTGTGGGAATCCTGAAGGTACCAAGAGCGGGCGCACTTCTACGGAACTGAACCGTTCCAACTGATTTTGGAATAACAACTTGCGTAGCAGCAGTCATCGCCCCATTCAGGACGGAAGTCACTGGGATCGAAAGAGACGGAATTCTGCCGTTCTGCAAGGATGTTGCAATTGCTGGTGGAGCAATCACGGGAGCCACAGGTGTTGGCGTTGTTGCAACAGGTGCCGCTGAGGGCACGACAAAAGGGATGGGCTGGGTTGAAATCCCACCAATCTGGAGACTGCCTCCGCGTACACCAATTCCTGTTGTGCTGCTTGTTTTCATCTTGGCTTCTTCACGATCACTTGCGGTGTCTTGGTTGTTGCCCCTAGAGTGTAGTCGTAGAGGACTGGAGTAATGAGGTAGGCTACTGCACCTTCGTAGTTCTCTCTTTTGTCGAGACGCTTGCTATCGAAGCTGTCAACGAATTGAATTGACTTCGAGTCAGTTAGAGCATGGGACTTGCCGACGACAGTAACCATCCCAAGCTCCTCACGGGTAACTAGGAAATGGTCAATTTCTTTGGCATTTCCCTTCACTTCCCACTGAACCAAAACCTTGCCCACGCCAATTGGAATGGCAGTTGCATTCTGGATCAACGGAGTTGACTCAGCCAAGGAAAGACGAAGGTGGATTACAGAACCCACTGTTGCCGAGGTGAACTCAGAAGAAGCATGATTCCTTTGCAAGCTTGCTGTGGTCACAAGGTTACCTTCGCCCAGGACGATCGGATTTTGCCACTTTGCCGGTGAGTAGGAGTAGGTCCTATCGGGGTTTGTTGTGTCCGTTACCGTCTGCTCGAAGGTGGACAGCATGGTCTGAGAGCTCCTGAAATAGGTTGTGATTGCATACTCGTACTCACACCCATTTCTAACGGGCTGGACACCCTTTCCCGCTCCTTGGGTTCTGTCAGAAAAGTCGGAACCCATGAAGATTCCCATGTCCTCCACCTCGGCCGTGGTCAAGTTGGTTCTCTTGACGTGGTAGGCCACCAAGCTCTGGAGGTATTCCCGGTTGCTCACGAGGTCATCCTGGAAGAAGCCAAGAATTCCCTGTTGGGCCATTGCCCTACGAACTTGGTCAATCTTTCCTTCTGCCACGGTTGTGGATAGAGTGAACTGGATGTCCTGTTCCAACCCGACGTTAACTGCCTTCATTGGAGATGAAGTGGTAGTTAGGATGCCGTTGGATACCGGGTTGTACTTGATCTGAACAGGTGGGTTTGCCCACGCTTCCGCTCCATCCCTGTAGATCAAACGGACGATGTACTCGTAATCCCTCTTATCCACTGGGTTCTGGTCTGTGACATAGAACCGCATGTCCGTGGTAGGGAGCTCGGGCATGAAGATCAAGTTGCCGATTTGCTCTGCTTCTTCAAGGGATTGAAAGAGAGACAAATCTCTGCGGTAAACCTTCATTGCAAGAACTGAGGCTGGGATGTCGTTCAACTCCAACTGAACTGACTTCTCAGCGATCTTTGCGTGCAAAGAGAGATAGCTCTTCCTCTTACCCGCCTTCGAACGAACAGGAAGTGCCTTGTTTAGAGGTGTGCACATGGCAGAGGAAAACTCGCTGGACTTGAACTCCTGTCTGTTGTAGACAACAGCGCGGTAGATCACCGGCTTCATTGAAGGAAACCTGTCCTCGTACCACTTGGTTCCGTCCTGCTTGCGGATTGGGAACTTCGCAACCTGCACAAAGCCATTTTCCATGGAAACGGTTTGGGTATCCACAGTTTTGCGGAAGATGACAACCCCGGCTCCATTCTCATCAACTTGCTTGATCTCACGCCTGTTATAGCCGCCACAAGGCTTGACAGTTAGGATTGGAGGAAGGATTGGCAGCGTAGAAAGTGCAAGATTCCTGGAGTGCTGCACGATGACAGAAGCGGTGTCCACTTCCACGCCGCCCATGTCGTGAAGTTGAAAGAGCAAGTAGAATTGATCGCCAACAGCGCTAGCGTCAATGAACAGGTCTTCCTCAACCACAAGGTCGTTGGTTCCCTCTTGGAAGTCCACCAAAACCAGTTCATCGTTGGCAAGGCCAAGCTGGTCGGAGGGCTTGGTGTTTGGCTTCATCACAGCTCCAAGGATGCCGAATGCTGCCCTTGTGGAGCCTGCCAGAACGTTCCCTGAAGCAGCCTTGGCCACGCCTCCAAGTGACTGGTGAATGCCATCCTGGACCTTCTTGGTGTCGACAATCTGGTGTGTCTTCTGACCCACAGTTGCCGGGTCAACACCAAAGCGAAGGAGAAGGATGTTGGCGTTCTCGCTGGGAGAGATGCTTGAAACCGAGTTGGCTGTTGGCTGGAAGAGAGGTGTTTGCAAGACCGGCTGGGAAACGTTCTCTCTTGTCAGTTCGGCGGCCTTAACCAGTTTGTGTCCTTTCCTTTGGAACAGCGTTGTTCCCTGCTTGAGGTT